CTAGGAAACTGGATTAAAAAAGCTAAATTTATCAAAATCAATAATCATGAATACGAAAAATCTAAGAAATTTATTGATAATGAAATTGAAACCAAGATAATTAAAACTTGTGGTGATGAAGGTTGTTATTACAACAATCAACATTTTCCTGCAAAAAAAATTGAAGTAATAGATGTCTCTGGTGCTGGAGATTCTTTTTTAGCTGGATTTGTCGTTCGATATTTAAAAACAAATGAAATAAAGAAATCTATTCAATACGCAAATTCGTGTTCTTTAAAAGTAATTCAAGAAAAAGGAGTGACAACAATTAAATAAAATATGAAAAATATATTAATTTTAGGAGGAGGAGGCTTCATAGGCGGTAATTTAGCTAAAAAACTAAAACAAGATGGCAATTTTGTTAGAGTTGTAGATATAAAAAATCATGAATATCATAAAAATTTTGATATTTGTGATGAATTTATAGTGGGAGATCTAAGAGATAGTTCTATTGTTGAAAAAGCAATGACTGCCCCGAATGGTATTTTTGATGAAGTATATCAATTAGCAGCAGACATGGGTGGAGCTTTATATATTTTTACAGGACAACATGATGCAGATGTAATGCATAATTCGGCATTAATTAATTTAAATGTTGCAAAAGAAGCTGTTAAACAAAAAGTTGGAAGAGTATTTTATTCTTCTTCTGCTTGCATGTATCCAGAGCATAACCAATTAGATCCTAACAATCCTAATTGTGAAGAATCTTCGGCTTATCCTGCAAATCCAGATAGCGAATATGGATGGGAAAAATTATTTAGCGAAAGATTATATTTAGCTTTTGAAAGAAATTATGGATTAAAAGTTCGAATAGCTAGATTCCATAATATTTTTGGTCCATATGGAACATGGAAAGGTGGAAAAGAAAAAGCTCCAGCAGCAATGTGTAGAAAAGCTGTTGAAACTCCTAATAATGGAGAAATTGAAGTTTGGGGAGATGGATTACAAACTCGTAGTTTTTTGTATATTGATGAGTGCATTGAAGCTGTTTTAAGATTCATGAGACAAGATCGTTTCTCTGGACCTGTTAATATTGGCTCTGAAGAAAAAGTTAGTATTAATCAACTTGCTCAAATGGCTATAAAAATTTCAGGAAAAAATATTAAAATAAAAAATTTATACGGCGAAGAATTTATAAAAAAATATGGACATAAGTGCCCACTTGGAGTAAAAGGAAGGAATTCAGATAATAAGCTATATCGAGAAAAAATGAACTGGGAAGTATCTCAACCTTTGCAAATCGGTTTAGAAAAAACTTTTAATTGGATTAAAACTCAAATATGAAAATTATTATAACTGGCATATTAGGTCAAGACGGCGCTAACATGGCTGAGTATTTACTAAAAAATACTAATGCTAAAATATTTGGCATGATGCGTAGAAGCGCAAATCCAAATTTTATAAATTGCAAGAATTTTATAGAACATCCTAATTTTGAATTCATCTATGGAGATTTAACAGATTCAGTTAGCATTGATAATATTGTAAGACAAATACAACCTGATTATTTTATTAATTTTGGCGCTCAATCTTTTGTTGGATGTAGTTGGGACATACCTTTGCAAACTTTTGATGTAAACGCTACTGGTGTAGTTAGATGTTTAGAAGCTATTCGCAGATTTAAAGCTGACTGTAAATTTTATTCAGCAGGATCAAGTGAAGAATTGGGTGATGTAATTTATACTCCACAAGACTTAAATCATCCCTTAAGACCTAGAAGTCCATATGGCGCTTCTAAAGCGTCAGCGAGACATGTTGTTAAAGTGTATCGCGATTCTTATAAATTATATGCTGTTCATGGTTTACTTTTTAATCATGAAGGAACTAAAAGAGGAGAAGAGTTTGTTACTAGAAAAATAACAAAAGGAGTTGCTAGAATTTATCACGCTATAAAAAATAATCAAGTTTTTGAACCTATTGAATTAGGCAATCTCGATTCAAAAAGAGATTGGAGTGATAGTGAAGATTTTGTTGATGGCGTTTGGAAAATGCTGAATCAAAAAAACCCAAAAGATTATGTTTTATCTAGCGATGAAACACATTCTATACGAGAGTTTGTAGAAAAAGCTTTCAATCATGCTCACATTGAGGGGTACTGGCATGGCAACGGAGTTAATGAAAAATACTATATTAATAATAGATATATAGAAGATAAACAAGTTGAATCATCTTGTTTAGTTAAGATAAATCCAAAATTTTATAGACCAGCTGAAGTTGATTTATTATTAGGAGATTCAACAGCCGCAAGACAGGAATTAGGGTGGAAACCTCAAATTTCATTTGACAAATTGGTTGAAAAAATGATACGCTTTGACATAGATAATTTTTCAAATTAGTGTATAATTGTTTTTATCATGACTGACTTAAATATTCTTTCTGAATCCTTTCTTTCCAAATACAAAAACAAGCAGCCCAACTGGGGCTTTAATGGTCTTGGTTATATAGTATATAAAAGAACTTATGCTCGATTAAAAGAGGATGGCAATACTGAAGAGTGGTGGGAAACAGTCGCTCGCTGTATTAATGGTGCCCAAAAAATTGGTGCTCAATATTCTCAAGAAGAAGCTGAAAGGATTTATGATTATGTTTTTAATCTAAAGTGTAATTTTGCGGGTAGAATGCTTTGGCAGCTTGGAACTTCAACTGTTGATCGATTTGGAGCTAATTCTCTTCTCAATTGTTGGGCAACAGCAATGCGTGAGCCAAAAGCGTTTCTTTTTCTTTTTGAAAATCTAATGCTTGGTGGTGGTGTAGGTTATAGTATTCGTCGCGAAGACGTTCATGAACTTCCCAAGATTAAGAAGGGGGTTGTTGTTTCTCATGAGGCTACTAAAGATGCAGATTTTATTGTTCCTGATTCGCGAGAAGGTTGGGTTAAGCTACTGGCTAATGTTCTTGACGCTTTTTATGTAAATGGAAAGTCTTTTACATATTCTACTATTTTAATTCGCGGTTATGGAGAACTCATCAGAGGATTCGGTGGAAAAGCAAGCGGACCACAAATTCTTATTGATGGAATTGAAAAGATCACAAAGATTTTCCAGAGTAGAGAAGGTAAAAAACTTCGTTCTATTGATGTACTTGATATTTGCAATATTATTGGAAGTGTTGTGGTTGCTGGTAATGTAAGACGTTCAGCAGAAATCGCTCTCGGAGATCCTGATGATATTCTATATCTCCGCGCTAAAAACTGGAGTTCTGGTAACGTTCCAAATTGGCGAGCTATGAGCAACAATACTATCTATGCCGATAATTTTGATCACATCATGGAAGAGGTCTGGAAGAATGGGTATGAAATAAATAAGCAAACAGGATACGCCAATGGTGAGCCTTATGGTTTGTTTAATCTTCCTCTTTCCCAAAAGTATGGTCGTATTGTTGATGGACCTATTAGTGAATCAAAACTGTATCCAACAGAGGTAGATAATTGTGAAATGACTAATCCTTGTGCAGAAATTAGTCTTTCCAATTATGAATGCTGCAATCTTTGTGAATTGTATTTAAACAATATTCAATCAAAAGAGGAGCTAATCGACTGCGCAAAATTGCTTTATAAGACACAAAAAGCTATCGCTGCACTTCCGTTTATTCATGAAGAAACAAATCGTATCGTTCACAAAAACATGCGTCTCGGTCTTGGCGTTACTGGTGTTTGCCAGTCTCTTGATAAGCTCGATTGGCTTGATGATTGTTATGTCGCTTTGCGTAAGTTTGATAAGCAATGGAGCAAGGAAAGAGGATGGCCTGAAAGCATCAAGCTTACCACAGTTAAGCCCAGCGGAACTTTGAGTTTGCTTGGTGGAGCTACTCCGGGTGTTCATCCTGCATATAGTCAGTATTATATGCGTACTGTTCGCATGTCTAGCTCTGATGCTCTTGTTCAAATCTGCAAAGATATGGGATATCATGTTGAATATCTAATTAATTTTGATGGTACAGAAAATCATGATACCGTTGTTGTTTATTTTCCATGTGAAACTCCAGCAGGATCAATCCTTGCAAAAGACATGGATGTAATTAAGCAGCTCGATATGGTTAAGAAACTTCAAACCGTTTGGTCTGACAACGCTGTATCAGTTACTGCATATTATAAGGAAGAGGAACTCACCGCTCTACAAAACTGGCTAAAAGATAATTACGAAAAGAATATAAAGAGCGTTAGCTTCTTGCTGTTTAAGAATCACGGCTTCAAGCAAGCTCCATATCAAGAAATTGACGAAAAGTCGTATTTAGCCGCCAAGGCTAAAGTTAAGCCATTAAGTGCTTTATCTATCAATTCTAATGAAATGTTAGACATGGCAGAATGTGCAGCAGGAATATGCCCTATTAGATAATCAAAGAGCCGCCGAAAGGCGGCTTTAATTTTTTCTAGGTGTTGCTATTATAGTGTATAAATCTTTATATGGATCTCATTTTAGATTTTTCTGATAAAATTGTCGCTTATCAATCAAAATATGGAGGCAAGAAACGCAGTCAATTAAAAGATAGTGATTTTTTATTTCCTGCTACTCGCAGCTTTCCTATTGTAAGTCCTCAAGATGTTCGTGATGCAATTAGCAATTTTGGTAGAATGAAAAGCCCAATGAGTTATGATCAATTCATAAAGAAACTTTATCAAAAAGCAAAAAGCAAAGGTAAAGACTTTGTTGATGCTATTCCTGAATCTACAAAAAAAGAACACAAATTATCCTAATGAATATTTTAATAGATTTATCGAATCTAATTGCAAAAAAAAGACAAGGACCTAAAAGTTCTGCTCAAACTCCAGCTAAACCCGAAGAAAAGAAAAAGGGTTCTAAAATAAACGAACCCGGTTCTGCTGGAACTACTCCTGATGCTAAAGAAAGAGCTAAAGAAGTGCTTAAAAGAAAAGATGAGAAACAATTAGTAAGTAAAGCTGAAATTACATTTAGTGAAAAAGTGACTAATGCATTAAAAGAAAAAGTAAAAAATCATAACGCGAAATACTCTAAAAAAGTAACATTATCACAGTTAAAGAAAGTTTATAGAAGAGGATTAGGCGCATTTAGTGCTACCCATCGCCCCGGAAAATCTAGAGCACAATGGGCAATGGCTAGGGTCAATACATTTTTAAGAATGCAGAGTGGAGGTAAAGTAAAAGATGCTTATCGTCGCGCAGATCAAGACATCGCAAATAGTAAATAATTTATGAAATACACAACAACAGCAGTATCTGGACCCGGATCAGGACCAACAACCGGCCCAGCTAAACCTAAAACAAAAAAGAAACCTAGCACAACAACAGGTCCAGCAACCGGACCAAATGCTCCAACAGGTCCCCAAAAATAACAATCATGAATGATAAAATTGTAGATATTTATCATTTTGATGATTTTGATGAAGAAGATTTTGCGGCAGCTTTTTCTGATTTAAAAGAATTTGGTGTAAATGATGATGAATTAAATTTAAATTATATAGAAGTAGAGGAATAAATGAATATAGTAACTAAACTTCTAACATATCAAAATCAAGTTAAAATTTTGCATTGGCAAACAACGTCATACTCTGAACATAAATCATTAGGCGATTTATATGACGGCCTTTCTGGACATATCGATCAATTTGTTGAAGTGTTTATGGGTAAATATGGTAGAATTATAAGCCCATCAACATTTAATTTAATTCTTGAAAATTATAAAAATTTAGGTCCAATGTCTCTCATGAATGAGATGGAAACATATTTGGTAAACGATGTGCCAACAATGTTAGACGCTAAGAAAGATACTGACTTGTTAAATATTAGAGATGAAATGTTAGCTGATGTAAATAAAACCAAGTATCTATTAACTTTAAAGTAATTTATAATTGGGATATTTCTTAGATAAAGCTTTTGCTAAAATAGCATGATGATTAGAGTTATGTTCTAAAGCTGCATGTCTGAGTGAGTTATAAACAACTCCATCTATTTCAATTTTTGTACCTCTTGTTTGGCTCATCTTAAGTTTGGTTTCATTTGAATGAGTTAAACCAAACATTGGACCATTTGGATATTTTGTTTTGGCATTTTTTCTTCTTTTGTCTTTTAAATTTTTACAACAAGCAGCTTTTCTTGTGTTTTCGAGTTGCTTTTTTCTTATTTGTTCCTTAAAAGGATGATTAGAAATCATATCTCCACCAGAAGCGTTTTTATTAATATTAAAAGCAGGTTTAAGCGTGTCTAAATAATATTGTTCTTTTTTCTTAACGTCGTCACATAATTCTATTATTTCTAACCATAAAGTTTCTTCACCATATTTATTGAAATGTTGCTGCAACCAATAGTTTGAATGATTATTGTTTTTTAATTGAGACAAATGCCTATTCCATCTTTTTTTAATATTGATAGAACTTCCTATATAAAAATCATTATTGATTTTGTTTTTTATTTTATAAACGCCTTTCATATTTTATTTTTACACGAAGATGCAAAATATGGGATTTCACTTTTTCAAAAAAAGTGTAATAATATATGTTAATGAATGTATATATTAATTTAAGCTCTGAAATACAAGGAGCAAAATTAAAAAAAGTATTAAATAAACCTTTTCGTACTCCCAAAGGACCGAAAAAATTTTCTGTTTATGTCAAAAATGACAAAGGAAATGTTGTTAAAGTAAATTTTGGTGATCCTAATATGGAAATCAAACGCGACGATCCGGCTCGTCGTAAGAGTTTTCGCGCTCGTCATCAATGCGACACAAATCCTGGACCTCGATGGAAAGCAAAATACTGGAGCTGTAAATTTTGGCAAAGCAAAAAATCTGTTTCTGATTATCTTTCAAACGGTTGCATCAATGATATTATTCATCAATGGGATGGCGAAACATTATGGGATCAAGAAGATTTATTAAAGTTGATGCCATCTTTGGCTCAAGTTCCTGAAATAACAGAAGAAATAGAAGAAAATAATTCTGAATTGATTGAAGAAAGTTACGAAATGGCTTTAGGTCAATTAGCTTATATTTCAGATTATTCAAAAGATTTACTCGAAAAACTCAGAGCGAATCCATCATATGCTTCTAAATTAGAACCTTGGGTACAAAGCAAAATCACATTAATGGAAGATTATTTATTTGCTGTACATAACTATATTATATATTCTCAAGAAGGCGGCCCACATGAAAACAAAAATATGCAAGAAGGTATGCGTGTTTTAAATACAAATGCCAGTTGCAAACATTTTGGCAGTGAAGGCATCATCAAACAAATTAAAAACTTAGATAACGACATGGGTCAAGTAATTGCATACGAAGTCACTAACAATGGATCTAATTTTAAAGAAGGTGATATTTTAACAAAAACCATCGATCAATTAAATTTATTAGAAGGTACAAAATAAATGAAAGCAAATTTAAAATTTAACAATAAACAATTTATCGCAGAAGTTTCACTTTCAAATGTTTTAGAAACAGATGAAAATGAAATTCATAGTGCATATATGAGCGAATGCATGATGAATGATGCCATGTTTGTTAATACTGCTGGCATGTCAACAAGCGACGCTAAATACATGTGCGGCATGTCATATATGAAAAACCGTCAAATGCTTATGGAAGGCGCTGGCGAACTCACTGAAAAGCAAATGGGTTTACCAACAGTTATTAAAAAAGGCATTTTAAAACGTTATGAAAAAGCTGGAACTCTTTCAGAGGAAGGCAAGAAACAATTAATGAGTTTAAGTTCAACAGTTGAAATCGAAGTTAAAGATGAAGAAGAGAATGAAAATGAATCTGGTGATGAAGGCGAAAATGGCGAAAAAGAAGACATGGAAGAAATGCAAGCCGAACCAACCGCAGTTTTCGTTCAAGAGCCTGCTCCACCAAGCGGCAACATTACTCCGAAAGCTGCTGAAGAAGGTCTTAAAATAGACGAGAAGCTACAAAAAGAACAAGAAGCTGCTGCTCCTAAAAATCCTCATTTACAGAGCCCCACATTTAATCCAAAAGTTTAATTCTAACAGTTAATATATAACCGCTGGGAAACCAGCGGTTTTTTTGTATCTTGACATCTTTATTGTTCTCTGTTATTGTTCTGGCATGAATAAAAGACAGTTGTTACAAAAACTGTTGTTTGCGCCTAATAAAAAGAATCCAAAATTTTGGCAGAAACAATATTCTTTATTAAATAAATTACTTAAAGATTTTCCCGATATGAAATTCTGGGAAACTCATGAATTTGATAAAGTAAATTGTTTAACATTATTTCTAGCTGAAAGAAAGTATGAGATAGCAGATAAATATAAATGGTTTCTTTTTCAACCTGAATTTAAGAATCCAGAAATAAACATAGGCGATAAAACAGGTGATGATTATAATATAGAAAGCAAACCAAAAACAATTAAGCAATTTTTAAAATGAGTAGAAAATCAAAAGACGAATCAACTGAAGCGGCAAGCATTTTAACTTCTCAAGAACAGCTCAAAAGCTTTCTTAAGCAGAATAAAGAATCGCATTATAATTTTGAAGAGACAATAGATTATCGCGTATCTAGCGGTAGTTTAATTTTTGATTATAAACTAGGTGGGGGCTTAGGCACTGGTTTGCATCGTTTTGTAGGCATGAATGAAGGCGGTAAAACTAGTTGCGCTTTGCAATTCATGAAGAATTTTCTAGATACTCAAAAAGATGGTAAAGGCTTTTATATTAAAGCTGAAGGACGATTGAGCAAGGAAATGATTGAAAGATCAGGTGTTAAGTTTGTTTTCTCAGAAGATGAATGGGTAAAAGGTACATGTTTTGTATTTGAATCTAATATTTATGAAACTGTATTTGATGCGCTCAGACTTCTAGTTGGGAAAAATGATGAAAAGAATAGGTATTTCTTTTTGCTAGATTCTGTAGATGGTCTTATCAGAAAAGGTGATTTAGATAAGACTTTTGAAGAATCTCAAAAGGTTGCTGGTGGAGCTGTTATTGCTGCTGACTTAATGAAGCGCATGTCTATTTCGCTTCAAAAGCGTGGGCACATGTGCATATTTATTTCACAGGTTCGTGCAGATATTAAGCTAGATCCATATAGCAAAGCCCCAATTCGTCAAACCAGCGCAACTGGCGGTAATGCATTATTGCATTTTGCAAATTGGATTATTGAATTTGAACCTCGTTTTAAAGGTGATCTCATTCTTCAAGATGAAAAAGCTAACTATGATGAATATAAGAATCCTTATATCGGTCATGTTGTAAAAATAACAGTTAAAAAGTCAACTAACGAAAAGACAAATTCTGTTATTAAATATCCAATTAGATACGGTCGCAAAAATGGAACATCAAATTGGATAGAGAAGGAGATATTTGATTTTCTATTAATGTGGAATTTTGCTGAACAAAAAGGAGCTTGGATCAATTTTGAAGAAGACTTTTTAAATATTCTTAAGGATGCGGGTTTTACAGATTTTCCTGAAAAGATTCAAGGATCTGCAAAATTTGAAAACCTCATGAATGATAATGAAGCTTTAAAGAAGTTTTTGTTTAAATATATCAGTGAAAATCTACTAAGTTTTGGCGATGGAATTTCTGACACTGACCAATAAAAAGAAACGATGTAAAAATCTTAAACAATATATCATAGATTGGGATATAGATAGCAGAAGCAAGTTCCAAACCAGTGTTAAAAAGTTTGTTAAAAAATATTGGTTTGGAAATATTGTTTTTGAAGAGTTTCCAATTGTTGGTACACGTTTAACGTTAGATTTTTACAACGCTAATAAAAAAATTGCAATAGAAGTACAAGGAAGACAACATACACAATATGTTGAGTTCTTTCATCAAGATCGTATTAATTATTTGCACCAATTGAAGAGAGATCAAGCTAAAGAGAAGTTTTGTGAACTAAATAATATAAAACTTGTAACTATTTACGAAAACGATATAATAAATACATATCTATTTGAGTCTCAGGGTGTAATATTATAATATAAATGAAAAAACAACCGTCAGGTGAAGATTTTAAAAACTTCAAAATTCCAGATAACTATTTTAATAAGTTATACGAGTTTACTGGATCTGATGAATCTTCTAAAGGGTTTATTGTTGCATACGTGTCACAAGATGGTTGTCCTATGATTTATACAAAAGTCGCAAGTCCTCTGGTAGAAATGGGATTAATTAAGGCTATAGAAAAATATTTAAACGAAATCGACAACGCTGAAGAATCTATTGACATGTCTGGAGATTGAGGCTATACTGCTTCAAAATGATATACTCTTACGATTTAGAGACGCAGTTGTTAGCTGGTTTGATTAAATATCCAGATCGATACAGTGAGATAGCTTCATTTATAACAGAAAAAGATTTTTGGAGTGAAAGTTCTAAAATTAATAGAACTATATTTTTAGTTTTACGTCAAGCGATTGAGAATGGAGAAAAAATAGATGAAGTTGTAATTTCTCAACGTGTTAAAAACTATGGTATTAGTTTCGAGGATAATATAAATCCTTCTGACTATATTGAGTCTCTATCGCTTAAAAAGCTTTCTGCTGATTCTATTATTTCAGTAGCTAAAGAATTAAAGAAATATACTATTCGTCGTGAAATAGCTTTATGCGGTGCTGAAATAAACAAGAAGATGCGGGCTATATCAACTTCTGCTGATTATAGCTCGATCATTGAAGAAGCTGATAAATTATACAATCAACAAATTAATCTCTACGAAACTGGTACAGATCAGCCAGAAAATATTTTCGATGAGATGGAACAGTTGGTTGAAGAACGAGGAAACAATCCTGTTACAGAGTTTGGTTTTGCTGGTCCACATCCTAAGCTTCAGGATATGTATGGATCTTTATTGAGACCCGGAAACATAACTGTCATAGTTGCTCGTTCTGGTGTTGGTAAAACTCAATTCTGTTTGGATTTTACTACTAAGGTTTCTGAACAATATTCTGTACCTGTTCTTCATTTTGATAATGGAGAGATGAGCAAGGAAGAATTAATTTTTAGACAGTGCGCCGCAATGTCTAAGGTTCCAATGTATTTGCTTGAAAGTGGAAACTGGAGAAAAGCTGGAACTGAAGTAGTAGAAAATGTTCGATCTGTCTGGAAAACTCTTAAGAACAGATATAAACATTTATATTATTACAATGTTGGTGGCATGACTGTTGATGCTCAAATAAGTGTATTGAAAAGATTTTATTATTCTAAAATTGGTCGTGGTAATCCGATGATTTTTAGCTTCGATTATATTAAAACAACAACAGAAGCTAATAGTAACAAAACTGAATGGCAGTTGGTTGGTGAAATGGTTGATAAATATAAACGAACTATTCAAAGAGATATTAAATCTGATAAAGGTCCATGTATCTCAATGATGACTTCTGTTCAGTCTAATCGCGCTGGTATTGTTACAAATAAACAAGCGTCAAATGTTACAGATGATGAAAGCATCGTTTCGCTTTCTGATCGAATTACTCAATTTTCATCTCACATGTTTATTCTTAGAAATAAAACATTTGATGAGCTACAAAGTGAGCCGGGATTTGGAACTCATAAGCTAATTAATGTAAAAGCTCGCCATCTAGGAAAAGATATTGCTGGCGCTATCAATCCAATAAAAATGGCAGATAACACATTAAAGAAGAACTTCGTAAATCTTGAAATTGCTAATTTCTGCGTTAACGAAAAAGGCGATTTGCGTGATATTGTTGATTCTTTGACTGCAACAGCAACCGTAGCTAAAGATGGAGGCGATGATGTACCAGAACTTGACTGAAAATCCCGCAGAAAGAATCGAAAAGATTCTTTTAGAACTTGGTTATAATTTAAACGATCGCGGTAAATATTGGCAAACAAATGCTGTTTATCGCAATGGAGATAATAGAACTGCTTTACAAATTTGGAAGGATACTGGAATCTGGAAAGATTTTGTAGCTAATACAACTTATCAACCATTTAAAAAGCTTATTGAATTAAGTTGTCAAGACGATATAAGGCTCAAAGAATTTTTTGAGGTAATTGAAGATAAAAATCATTGTTTTATAGATGTAATTAAGACTCCTAAAATGGAAGCTGATCAATTTTTCAGTCATGATGAGGTTAAAACCTTACTTCCTCATTATCAATTCTATAACAATAAAAAAATATCTGATGATATATTAAAAACATATCGATCAGGATTTGCAATGTCAGGCAAAATGAATGGCAGATTTGTTTTTCCTGTTTTCGATGAAAATCAAAAAGTTGTTGGATTGAGTGGCAGACACATGTTATGGAAAGAAAATTCAGCTTTTCCTAAATGGAAACATCTTGGTCGAAAAGCTAATTGGATATATCCAATAAATTTACCTTCTGATATTTTCAGTAAAACAATTGAAGAAAAGAAAGAAATAATACTTATTGAAGGTATTGGAGATAGTTTGGCGTTATCGCAACAAGGCTTATATAATCACCTTGTTGTTTTTGGTCTTGAAATCAGTTCAAAGCAATTATCTTACTTGATGTCTTTATCGTTGAATAAGATATATATATCAACAAACAACGATCAAGATAAAGCAGATAATCGCGGACTTCTTGCCGCTATTAAGATATATTTAAAACTTATTAAGTACTTTGATATAAATAAAGTTGAGATTAGACTTCCTGTTGTTAAAGATTTTGGCGAAATGCTTGAAAAAGATATTAGTATCGATAAGTGGATTAACAAGAAAGTAAATAAAATCAGCCAAGTAGAATATATTCTTAAAGAATTGTATAATAATAAATCTGACAAGAAAATTATTTCGTTACTTGAAGATTATCTGGAACAATTAAATGTTGAAAGAAACACTATCCGCCAGCAAGATCAAGACGCTTAAATCTTGTTCTTGGTTATATTGGTGCAAGTATCCTTTAAAGCTTCCAGATAAAACAAATAGTGGAGCTTTAAAAGGAGAAATTGTGCATTTAGTTTTTGAATGCCTTGGCATCGATAGACATAAAAAGCATTATGATCTTATTCTAAAAAAGAAAAATCCTTTTGCATCAAAAGCTGTCAAACGTCTTGTTTTAAAACATGTTAAGAATAAAAATATTTGTGAAGACGAGCATGTAGACGATATTAAAGAAATGATATATAAAGGTTTGCTTTATGATTTTTTTGGAAATAAGTTTGGTAAGCCTACAGAAGTCATTTCTGAAAAAGACTTTGAAATCGAAGTAAATGAAAATGACATAAAATACAAGATAAAAGGTTTCATAGATAAGCTTTTTATCTACGGCAATAACAGTGTTGTTTTAATACGCGATTTTAAAACTAATAAGAAAAAATACGAAGGCAAAGAAGTATCAGATAATTTACAAGATTATATGTATACTCTGGCTATTCGAAAGCTTTATCCCCATCTTGAAAACATAAAGATGGAATTTTTGTTTTTAAAACAAGATTTAGATGTTGATGGTGTTATGGAAATGATACCAAAATCTAAATACGAACTACTTGGATTTGAACATGAATTAACAGCTTATCAAAAATATGCTGATGGTTTTACTGAAAAAACTGCTGTTTCAAATCTTGCATACAACCAAGGTATGCCAAAAGATGGCAGCTTTAGCGGTAAATTAATGTGTGGTTTTGCATCTAAGCCTAATGAATTAAAAAAAGATGGCAATCCTAAATGGTATTGTACATATAAATTTCCTTTTCATTACTATAGTATTATTAATTCTGACAATAAAATTATAAAAAGCGCTTTCCAAAAAGAAGATTTATTACAATATAAATTAAAAAATGATGAAAAGATTGTTAAAAAATACTATCAAGGATGCCCAGCATTTAATAAGAAAGACGAATTTGATCTTGACAATTTTTGATCGATAACATATATTCACTTGTATATGTTAGCTTTATTTAAGAGTTGCTATTCTATTGGTAAATCTATACTGACATTAGATGATCCAAAGAAAACTTCACCAGAAGGTTCTGATAGTATATTTAAAATTGCATTAGAAAATAATTTAAAAGAGATTGTTCTGGTTGAGGATTCGCTGATTGGTTTCTTTGAAGCTTTTAAGAGATCAAAAGAGCTTAAGCTGAAATTAATATTTGGATTAAGACTTTCGATGCGTAATTCTTCTTTGCCTGAAGATTCGGACAGTCAGCACAAAGTTATTATCTTTGCAAAAAATAGTGAAGGTTGTAAACTGCTAAATAAAATATATTCTAAAGCTTTTTGTGATTTTAGCGGGTTTTTGAATTATGAATCGCTCAAGGACTTATGGAATGACAATGATGTAAAACTTGTCATTCCTTTTTACGATTCATTTATACATGTTAATTCTTTATCTTTTGCAAATGCGATACCTGATTTCTCATTTACAAAGCCAACTTTCTTTTTAGAAGATAACGGTTTAGCGTTAGACATGCTTCTTCAAGAAAAGGTTTTAGAGTTCACAAAAAATAATAATTTTGAGACTCAAACGGCTAAAAGCATTTATTATAAAAATAATGAAGATGTTGACGCTTTCATGACTTATAAGATTATTTGTAACAGAAGTCATGGCAAAGATCGATCATTAGAAAAGCCTGAACTCGCTCATTTTTGTAGCGATCAGTTTAGTTTTCAATCTTGGAAAAATAAAATTAATTATGGTGACTCTTAAAATTAACAATCAAAAAGAACAACTTGTTGCTTCTGAAGATATTAGTTCTGGAACGACTGTATTTGTTTCTAATTGGTTTGATCAGGAAACTAAGAATCCTTTTTATCTTCCTAAGTCAGAAATCAAGATACAAGATAAACCTTGTATCAGCACTGATGATCTATTTACTCCTGTATCGTTAACTAGCTTTGGTGAATACATCAAACCTGATGCTCAAAACTATAACACAACAGCTTTAATTGATTATAAGAACAAACAGGTTTCTTTTGTTGCGGTTAAAAACATTAAGAAAAACGACGAACTGGTTTATACTTTAAATATTAATTTTTTTCCTAATGTTACGATTCAATAAAGATCAAAAATATATTTGCTTTGATTTTGAAACTTGCCATCTCAATTTAGTCAATACAGACAATAAGCCTTGGCAATTAAGTTATATTATTGCAAAAGGTAATCAGATTATTAAAGAAGTAGATAATTATATTTACTGGCCTGATCTGAAACTGTCAGAAGGAGCTAAAGAAGTTACTCATTTTGATGAAAGGCGTTATCATTCATTAGCTGCCGATCCAAAAGACATACTTTCTTCTTTTGAAGATTATATTTATGATAGCGATTATCTAATAGTAGGACAAAATCTTCTTGGTTTTGACGTATACATACATAATATATACCGAAAACTTCTAGGTAAGTCGCCTGATTTTTCTTATGTTAAACGTATTCTCGATACAAATTGCATCGCTAAAGCGATTAAAAAGAACATTAAACCACAAAAGGATTTAGACTTTACTTGTTGGCAGTATAGATTAAATGATTTCCGAGAAAAAGGATTAAAAACAAGCATAAAAGCTCAATTAAAAGATTATAAGATTGATTTTGATGAGAACATGTTGCATAATTCTATGTACGACGTTCAGATGAACTTCAAAATCTTTCAGAAGCAGCTTTGGCAAATCGAAATATGAATTTTTTACAAGATATTCAGAGTTATGACGACGCAATGTTGCCGGGTGTAAGATTGCCTCAAATATCAATCGATAGTAAATATTATGATTTACTGAAGATTCCAACGTCTTCAGATAATTTTACTTTTCTTAAAACTCTATGCTATCGCAGTTTAGAGAATAAGAATCTAAATAAGAAAGAGTATGTAGACAGATTAGAGATGGAGTTGCAGATTTTTCATGAACTTGATTTCGTTGATTATGTGTTGCTAAACTGGGATATTCTTAATTTCTGTCACGAAAATAATATTCCAACTGGTCCCGGTCGAGGTAGTGCTGCGGGTTCATTGGTTTTGTTTTTAGTTGATGTTACTAAAGTAGATCCAATTCGATATGGACTTTTCTTTGAGCGATTTGTCAGTAAGTCTCGCGCAAAGAAGATTATCAAAAACGATATTACATATCTTGACGGTTCGCTATTGCCAGACGTAGATAACGACATTAGTTATGATCGCAGAAGTGAGGTTATTAAATATATTGAAAACAAGCATTTTGGTAAAACTTCAAAAATCTTAACTCTTAATACTTTATCTAGTAAACTTTGTATCAAAGAGTGCGGTAAAATTGTTGGCGGTTATTCTGAAACGGAAGTAAACGAAATTAGCGATCTAATTCCAAAACAATTCGGTCGCGTTTTTGGCTTAGAAGAAGCTGCTAAGGAAAACGATAAGTTTAAAAAGTGGTGCGACGATAATCCTAAGCTATTTAAAATAGCTAAGAAGATTGAAGGCTTAAACAAGAACACTGGTGTTCATCCTTCTGGTATTGCTATTTCTTATTACAAGATAGATGAAGTTTGTCCTGTTCAGAAAACTTCAGATGGAGATTTAGTTAGCGGATATGATATGAATTATGTCGCTGAACTAATGGTAAAATTTGATGTTCTTGGATTAAGAACTTTAACTGTTGTTAACAAAGTATGCAAAATGTTGAACATGGATATGACAAGTATCGATCCAGAAGATCCATTTATATATGAAAACTTGCAAAATCTAAAAACCCCTCAAGGTTTATTCCAAATTGAAGCTGATACTAACTTCAAAGTCTGTAAAAAAGTTAGACCAAAGTCGCTTGAACAATTAAGCGCGGTAGTTGCAATCGCTCGTCCGGGTGCATTAGATTTCGTAGATCAATATGCAACATATTCAGCTTCAGGAGTGTTCCAGCTTGTTCACGATTTCTTTAAAGAAGAGCTGTCTTATACTGGAGGTATTCCCTTGTATCAAGAGCAGTTGATGAAGATGGCGGTTCGTTTAGGTTTTACCTTGGACGAATCAGAGCAGTTGCGTCGAATTGTTGGTAAAAAGAAAGTCGATCAAATGCCAGCATGGCAAGGCAAGATTCGACAAAAGGTTACTGAACAAAATCTAGATCCAGCTATTGGTGATGTGTTGTGGAAAGTTGCAGAGGATTCTGCAAACTATTCATTTAACAAATCTCACTCAATCAGTTATGCTATTCTTGCGGCTTGGACGACTTACTTGAAGTTCAAACATCCAAAAGAATTTTTTCTAGCTTTATTGAAGCTTTCTAAGTTTGAGCCTGATTCTCATAAAGAAATCAATAAAATATCAAAAGAGTTAATGTTTTTTGATATTGAATTGCTTCCTCCTGACTTAGCTAAATCTGCAATCGATTTTAATATTGAAGATAAGAATATTCGATTTGGATTAAATTCTATTAAAGGTGTTTCAGAAAAGACGCTTGAATCACTTCAGCAGTTTAGAGAAACCAACACTCCTAATAAATTTGATATCTTTATTACAGCTAAACAAGCTGGAATTAATATTGGTTTATTGTCTTCTTTGATTCAAGCTGGAACATTAAGCTCTTATACTCATCGTAGATCAAGATTGGTTCTCGAAGCTCAAACCTTCAATCTACTCACAGACAAAGAAAAGAAATACGCTTATTCTATTGGAGATAAATATAATTATGATATTCTAACAATCGTTAGTGAATGCGCTTTTAAGAATAAGAATATAAATCAAGATGGCAAGCCATTCATGTCAGATAAAAGAAAGGCTACCTTCAAGAAAAAGTACGACGAGTATAAGAAAATATACGACCAAAATAAGAATCATGAAAAATTTGCTAATTGGGTATTTGAAAATAAACTTCTTGGTTATACTCCATCTATCAAATTGAAAACTGTTTTTGAACAACCTGAAGCCACTTTCACTGATACTCTAGAATTTCAATCTACTTTAAAGAATGATTTAGTTAAAATTGTTGGAGTTGTAGATGATGTTTATAAAGGAAAGAGCAAAAAGAGTAATAATCAATTTTTTAGAATTGCTTTAAAAGATGAAGTTGGAATCGTTATGGGTTTATTTATGGATGGTGGAAAAAAAGCTCGTTTATCAGAGTATTTAGAAGATGGCTTAAAGATTCCTGAAAAAGAAAACATTGTAGTTTTTACTGGACGAAAAGGTGATGATGTGTTATGGATAGAGAACATTGCAATACTTGATGATAAAATCTATATGAAGCTATCTGACGTAGAATGAAAAATTTAAATCTTACACCAAGAGCGCAAAAGCTTATCAAAGAAGCTTTGAAAGTAGCTTTAGCGCATAAAAATATTAGAATTACGCATCTTCATTTATTTAATGCGTTTCTAAATCTTAGTAACAATCAAATAGAAGAAGCTTTTCTACAATTTGAATTAGACGTAGTTAAGATAAAAGAAAAATGCTCTAAGTTTATAGATGATAACTATTCTGTAACAAATAAAAAGAGCAATAAGCCTTCTTTATCTGATTCAGCTAAATCCATTTTCACTTGCGCCAAAGAAATATCAGCAAAATTTGATCATAAATACATTGGACTTGAACATATCTTTTTAGCTATGTTTGAGGTTCAATATGATTTATTTCAATTATTTTTATCCAGCATCGATTTTAATTTTGAAAATATCGTAGACTATATAGAAAGCAAATTAGAAGAAGATGATTTGATGTCTATTAAAGAAGACATCTCAAAACCAGAACAAAAGATGTCCGAATCTTTTGATGCTAGAAAATATAAAATGCTTAACACATATGCTTCTAGTCTTAATGCGCAAGTAATTTCTGGTAAAATAAATAATCTTCATATTAATGAAGAATTAATTAAAAAGATATCTGAGGTTCTTTGTAGAAAGACAAAGAATAATCCTTTGATTGTGGGTGAAGCTGGTGTCGGAAAAACGGCTTTAGTCGAATCGTTAGCTCAAGCTATTGTAAATAATCAATGTTCAGATCTATTAGGTTTGAAACAGATCTATACACTAGATATACCAATGATGATTGCAGGTTGTAAATATAGAGGAGAGTTTGAAGAAAAGATCAAGAATCTGTTAAAAGAAATAGTAAACGATCCTTATATTATATTATTTATTGATGAAATTCATACAATCATTGGCGCTGGGAATCCAGAAAATGGGCATGATGTCGCTAATATATTAAAGCCTTATTTAGCTAGAGGAGAAATCAGTTGTATTGGCGCGACTACTTTTGATGAGTATCGCAAAACAATTGCCGATGATCCTGCATTAAATCGTCGATTTCAAATGATGAAGATTGAAGAACCAACAAAAGAACAGACGTTTGATTTAATAAAAAATATTAAGAAAGATTACGAAGCTTATCACATCATTGAATTTACAGACGATATATTAAAGTTTATTATTAATACTTCCGAAAAATATATTGAAGGTAGATTTCCAGATAAAGCTTTAGATATTATTGATCAAGTAGGATCTAAAGCTAAGTTAAAGAATTTTACTAAAACGCCAGAAATGATTAAGATCGAAAGTAAAATCATGAAGGCTGCTAAAAAAGATAAAATTGCAAGTGAAAATCAATTTACTCCAAATATTCAATCTCTCTTATCAAAATACCAAGGAATTGTTGAAAAATTAGTAAATAAATTAAAGAGTAAAAAATATAAGATTACTGAGGATGATGTTTTACAGGTTGTATCTGATAAAACTAATATCCCTTTTAGTGATTTAAAAAAGCAAGACTTTGAAAAAGTTCAGCAAGTCAAAAAAGAGCTTCAAGACAATGTTGTAGGTCAAAATGAACAAATAGATCAAATCTATAAATGTTTGATACGCGCTAAAGCTGGTTTTCGTAATCAGAATAAGCCTATTTGTTCAATGTTGTTTGCGGGATCAACTGGAATCGGTAAAACGATGACGGCTAAACTTCTGGCGACTAATCTTTTTGTCAATAAAAATAATTTCATCTTTATTGATATGTCAGAGTATGCTGATAAAACAGCTGTAAATAAACTAATTGGTTCTAATCCAGGTTATATTGGTTACGATAAAGGCGGTGTTCTAACAGAAAAAGTTAGAAAGAATCCATATTCTTTAATTTTATTTGATGAAATCCAAAAAGCAGATGAAGAAGTTTTATTTTTATTATTGCAAATATTAGAAGAAGGCAAATTATCTGACTCTTCTGGAAAAATAATTGATTTCTCTAATAGCATTATCGTGATGACCACAAATGTTGGTGCTCAAGCAGTAAATAATAATTCTATTGGTTTTGTCACTGCTAAAAATTCTATAAAAACTGATGTTTTAAGTTCAGTAAAAAAGTATTTTCCACCTGATCTGTTAAATAGATTGGATGAAATAGTTGTATTTAATCCATTACAAGAATCTCAAATCAAAGTTATTATAGAAAAAGAAATGAATCAGTTTAAGAAAGAACTGAGTGCTAAAAATATTGACATTGATTTTTCAGAAGAGGTTATAATGTATGTATTTAAGAAAATTCAGTTTGATAATTTTGGTGCTAGACAAGTGATTAAAACTATTCAGCGTGAAATTCAAACTTTGATTGCAGAAAAGATATTAGAGAATAAAGAAATTTCTAATATAAAAATTTCTGTAAAAGACAATAATATTTGTGTAACATAAATATATGCCACTTCCTAAAGTTCGCAAGAAAGAGACAGAACAAGAATTCGTTAGCAGATGTGTCAGTGATGACATGATGTTAAAAGATTTCAAAGATCAAAAACAGCGATTAGCTGTTTGTTATTCTCAATTTAAAGTTAGAGAGAGAATGAAAGGCGAAGCTAGTTGGGACGATGTTAGAATGGGCGATAGTTTAAATCTTCTATAATATGAGTGAATATAATCCTCTTTACAATGTCAACGCAAACAATGATGGCAAAAACGATACATTCGATTTTGCTATGCCTGACATTCCAGATCCAGTAGAACCAGCACAAGTCGAATTAAAAGATAAAGACGCTGTAGGTTTTAAGTTTGGTTTTATTGGAGCTGGTCAAGGAGGAAGTAAACTAGCAGAAACCTTTTCTCAAATTGGTTATGCTAGAGTTGGCGTCATTAATACTGCTGATCAAGATTTAGCAACTATCAATGTTAAAAATAAGCTGAAGTTTGGCGAGCAGCAAGGAGCTGGCAAAAATAGAGAGTTTGCTAAACAAGCATTTATTAATCATAAAGAGGATGTAGTTGATTTTATTAAACAGTCAGTTGGAACTGATATTGATCGTGTATTTGCTGTCGTTGGAGCTGGTGGCGGCACTGGAGCAGGCGTTTGTTCAGAATTAGTTAAAACCCTTAAAGAATATCAAACAACAGTTAAAGCTACATCTCCATACGTTGGATTGATATTGGCGCTGCCTAAATTATCTGAAGGCAAGAAGGTAAGTGAAAATGCTTATGCTACATTAAAAGAAGCTTGTAAATTAGTTGAAGACAAAATCGTTTCTCCATTAATTATTCTAGACAATGAAAAGATTAATGCTTTATATCCAAAACTCTCTGTAAACAAGTTCTGGCAAGTAGCTAATGCTAATATTTGTGCTTTATTTCATCTATTTAATAATATCATAACCAAGAATAGTCAATATAGCACATTTGATACAAATGATTTTCGCACTGTTTTAGATTCAGGCATCATGGTGTTTGGCGCAGCTAACATTACTGAATTTAAAAATGAAGCTGAAATTTCTAAAGCTGTTAGAGAAAATCTAAAACGCAATGTTCTTTGTGGTGAGTTAGATTTAGCTACTGGTAGCGTTGCTGCCGCTGTAGCAATTGGTGATGAAAAAACTCTAGATAGTATTCCTCAAGAATATCTAGATAACGCTTTCAATCAATTAAATAGAACTCTAAAAACTAATAGCACAGTTCATCAAGGTATTTATAAAGGTGTGAAAGATGGTTTATCTATATTTACTGCTATTGGCGGTATATCAACTCCAAATGGTAAATTAGAAGCGCTTCTAAAAGCTAGTCAATAAGTGTAATATTAAACATAATGAATAATAATTTCGTCCCATTTTGTACTTTTAATACTGGAACTACTATTAGTTGCCCAAGCGAAAGAAGCATATATGTCACTGCTGCTTTAGGTAGTATTAGCGGTAGTGCTGGTGTTGTTTCAGTCGGTGCTAATCAAGTTCTTCAGCCTTCTGTGCCTGTTAAATTTGATTCAAACATCAGCGGCGCTGCTCGTACAATTTTCTATTATATTGCTGATTAATTGGTAGAAATTTTGCTTCGCAAGACTTATCATCTTGCGATGAATCTACAAATTTATAAGCCTAATTCGAAGAATACCGGCTGCGCTATTAGTTTTCAAATTTCCCAAAAGAACGATCAAGAGCCTCAGTTTTACGTAAATTGTATTGCACAACATTCTTGGGACGAACAAAAGAAAACAGGTTCTTTTGCAGAGAGCAGGAATAACCCCGCAAAGACTATCGCTATCAAGTTCAATGAATTTGAGCTTGGTGAAATAATTAACGCTTTTCAAACGAAAGCTAATTATTCTGCTTTTCATTCAAGCGAGTCAAATAAAACCCAAATCAAGTTTGGCCCATACGAAAAGAAGAAGGGTACTGGTGAATATGCTGTGACTTATACAGCTTATGGTTTATCTTTTATTAGAAACGGAGCTGATACATTTAAGGTTCCACTTGAGCCCGGAGAAATGGTTCGTTTAGTAGCTTTCATTAATAAGTTTTATTCATTGCTAGACGATACTCGAAAGATAGCTCCAAAGGGGGATTATAAGAATCAAGCTTCAAAAGCTCAAGCTCCAGCTTCAGCGCCAGCGAAGACCAATAAAGTTGAAACTGAAGATTCTGAATTCTAATGCGTAAAAAGAGAATTCTTATTCATAGTAATCATTGCAAAATGTTTACCGGATTCGGTAAGCATAAGAAAAATTTGTTAAAATATTTGTATAACACAGGTAAATACGAAATCATTGAATTCAGTAATGGTTATCCGTGGTCTTCTGATGAGTTGCAGTATACTCCTTGGAAAAGCTATGGATCTTTGCCTGATGATCCTGAACATCAAAAAGAAATAGCTAACGACGAAAGAAAAAAATCAACTGCTGGTTATGGCGGTGAAATGATTGATCGAGCTATTTATGAATTAAAACCTGATATTTATTTAGGCATAGAAGATATTTGGGGATTTAATGGATTTTTTGAAAAGCCTTGGTGGAATAAGATTCATTGTATTATACATACAACACTAGATAGTTTACCTATTTTGCCAGATGCTGTAAATGCCGCGTCTAAAATAAAAAATTATTTCGTATGGGCAAGTTTTGCAGAAAAAGCTTTACACAAATTAGGTCATACACATGTTAAAACAGTACATGGAACGCTAGATGTTAATAATTTCTATAGACTTCCAGACGATGCTCGTTCAAGACTTAGAAAACATTTTAATCTAGAAAAAAGTTTCATTATTGGATTTGTATTTAGAAATCAACTAAGAAAATCAGTCCCTAATTTGCTTGATGGATTCAAAATGTTTGATGAAGCAAATCCTTCAGCAAACGCTAAATTATTATTACATACATTTTGGAATGAAGGTTGGGATATTCATAGACTATTAAAAGAAAAAGATATTCCTTTTAATAAAGTACTTACAACTTATTATTGCAAAAACTGTTACAATTATCATATCAAGCCATTTCAAGGGCAGATTTTAAAATGCGATTATTGTCAACATCCTAATTCATGCGAAACAACAAATATTAAAAGTGGCGTAAATGAACAACAGTTGAATGAGATTTATAACTTAATGGATGTTTATTGCCATCCTTTTACAAGCGGTGGACAAGAAATACCTATTCAAGAAGCAAAACTTACTGAACTGATAACGTTAGTAACTAATTATAGTTGTGGTGAAGATTCTTGTAGCTCTGAAAGCGGCGGCTTTGCTTTAGACTGGGCTGAATACCGAGAACCCGGTACTCAATTTATTAAAGCTTCAACATTACCTACAAGCATTAATGAAAAATTAAAAATGGTATACGAAATGGCTTTTGATGAAAAAGTATTACTTGGTAAAAAATCACGTAACTATGTAATCAATAAATATAGTATTGAAATCGTAGGAAAATATTTTGAAGATTTATTTGATTCATTTTCTGAAGTTGAATTTGATTATGAGAAAATAGATATGACTCCAAATGCATATTTTGAACCCGACAACTCTTTAAATGATAAAGAATGGATTGAGTCATTGTATGAAAATCTTTTAAAACGAAAAGATTCGTCTGGTGTTATTCATTGGTTGCAACGCTTGAAGACAGATTTAAAACGGCAAGATGTATTAACTTATTTTAGAAAAGTCGCATTATCAGAAATACAAAAAGCTGAATTTGAGAAAATGCTCAAAATTCTAAATGAAGACAAAAGTCTTAAGAAAATTGCTTATATTCAACCTGATGGAGCTGAAGAAGTCTTGATCGCTACATCAATTCTTCCTTCTATTCAAAAAGTTTATCCTGACCATAAAATTTATTTCTTTACAAAAAGCGAGAATTTTGATTTAATAAATTCACATCCAAATGTTTATAAAACACTATCATATTTTAATAAATTAGATGATCCTCTTTATCTAGAAGGAAAAGGCAATTTAAATAAATATTTCGATATTGTATTTGCTCCATATTTATCAATTAGAAACAATTATTTTAGAAACGCTCAAGATATTTTAGAGTATCAAACAACATGAATTTAGTAGATAAAATAGCTTTAGATTGTGGAGTTAAAGTTGGAAAACCTTATATAGACAGGCTATTCATGCCTTTGAAAAATCATGACTTTATAATTTTTGATACAAGAAGTAAATATTCTCATGGCACATATGATTATTTTGGCGATGTATATGATATTATTCGCGCATATTTAAAACAAAATAATATTGAAACATTTCAAATAGCAAATGAAAACTCTCCTCGTTTGCCTTGCGATAAATGTTTTGTAACAATAAATAAGAAGCAAGAAGCTTATCTAATATCAAAAGCTAAGTTAATTATTTCTAACGAAAATTATAGTTTATATTTTGCTTCAATACTAAATACTAAATCAATAGGATTATATTCTATTAATAATCCTAAAAATACTCAACCCATCTGGAACAGAGATTCGCAAATCGTTTTAGAATCTTCAAGAGATGATAATTTACCTAGTTATGGTCAATTAGCAGAAAGCCCCAAAACAGTTAATCTAATAGATCCATATCAAATTGCTAGAAATATTTTAAATACCTTAAACATAAAAAATGATTTAGATAAATTTGAATTAGTTCATCTTGGAAAAAATTTCAATCAAAGAATTATTGAAGTGATACCGGATTTTACAGCTTCCGCAGAAGTATTAAAAGGCGCTTCAATCAATTTAAGATTAGATTACATAGACGATTTAAATCAAAATGTATTTTATTATTGGTTAAGCAATAGAAAAGTAAATATTTTAACAAATAAAAATTTAAATATCAAATCATTGTTGCCATTTAAAAATAATATTATTATGATAACAGTTATTATGTCAGATAATATTGATGAGACATTTTTAAAACAGTGCAAACAAAATGGTTTTCGCGTCAGGCTTCATTGTCGAGAACCTGAAAAGATCAAAAATTATCAATATAAATTTTTTGATTGGAATATCGAAAAAGATTTTAAAACAGAATTAAAACTTAAAGACTTTTCAAATATAAATGAAAAATCTTTTTTTATTAGTTCAAAAGTATTAATTTCAAAAGGTAAACAATTTTCTTGTCGAGCTAATCAATTGCAAAACAAATTTCTTGACAAAACTCAAGAAACTGTTATCTTCTCTGAAACGTTTGAAGAAGAGTTAGATTATTTTAAAATATACAATGAAAGAGAAGAATCAAGTTCCAATTCCTCAACAGCGTAATGCTTGGGGATTAATTGAAGGCATTAATTATATTAATAATGAAGATGGCTCTATTAATTGGAGAGCTATGGTTAAGCCTGATCATTTATTTCCTAATAAAGGATGGTTTGAAACAAGAAAGCAAGTAGTACCAAATAATATTGAAGGATTAGGCGATCATCAACTGTTAATTAAGTTGGCCGGAATTAAAGAAGTAGCAAAGCTTCGTGGTTACAAATCAGTTAAGTATGATATTATTAAGTGTGAATCTAGTTATGTTGCAGTCAAATGCGGTATAACTTGGATTCCAAATTATGAAAGTCAATATGAAAGTTATTATGAAGACGTGGCAAATGCTACGGTTAATAACACTACGGATTTTGCTGTCAAATTTTTGGAGACGATTGCAGCTAATCGCGCATTCATTAGGGCTGTAAGAAACTTTCTTAACATTCATATTGTTGGTAGCGACGAAATTGATTCGTCTAAAAAAGGAACTTTAGCATTATTTGAAGAAGAAGCCGAAACAGCTTTACCTTCGTCTCAAAACATGCTAGAAAAAACAGCAAAAGCTCATGGTTTATCTAGCTTTGAAGAGTTTCAAGATTATTTGAGAAAAGCTTGGAAGCTGAATGTTTATCGTAACGAAGAAACGAAGGTTTGGACTTCATACAGCGATATTCCTGCAAAAGAAGCTAGAATTTTAATGTCTATTATTAAAGATAAATAATATAAAATGTATAAGCAATATATTTCAATTCCTATTAAGAAGCTTTCTGATAAAGCTACTATTCCTAGTCAAGGCACTGCTGAAGCTGCTGGATATGATCTTTATGCAGCTGAAAATGCAGTTGTTTATAGTTTGAGCCGAGCATTAATTAAGACAAATATATCAATTGCGATTCCTGAAGGTTATTATGGACGAATTGCTCCACGATCAGGACTAGCTTATAAAAATGGAATTGATGTTTTAGCTGGTGTTATTGATTCAGATTATCGGGGTGATATTGGTGTTATTCTATTTAATACAAGCACAACAAACGAGTTTCAAGTAAAAGCTGGCGACAGAATAGCTCAAATTATTATAGAAAAATGCCATAATGTTCATTGGGATCTAGAAGATAATCTAGATCAAACAAAAAGAGAACAGAAAGGATTTGGTAGTACCGGAGTATGAATACAAAACATATTAAAAAAATTATAGATAAACAATTTAAGATTGCAGGTATTGATTTGAAATATGAAGATGTTTGTAATAATCAGATACCTGAATGGTATAGAAAATTAACTTGTACTCAAGAGCAGAACGAAAAATGGAAGAATTGGACTCTTAAATACATGAAAGAAAAACTTAAGCTTACTAAAGATAAAGCTTATATTGAAACTTCATGGTTGAATTTAAATTACGGTCTAAAAGTAAAAAAGAATAAGAATGAAAATTCTAAAAAGTAAATCTATTTATTATGATGATGTAAATTTAATTGCGCAACCTTCAGAAATAATATCTAGATCACATATTGAACGTGAACTTCACAGAATTATTGTTTCGCCAATGCAGGCTGTTGTTGGAAAAACATTTGCTCGAACTGCTTATAATTATGGCGTTTCTGTTGCGCTTCATAGATTCTGTAAAATCGACGAATTAATTGAAACATTTAAATATGTAAATGAAAGCAATGATGTTAGCAAAGGTAATAAAATTTGGTGTTCTATTGCTTTGAATGATTATTCTTCTTTTGAAGCTTTATATGATAATGGCGCTAGAAATTTCATTATTGATATTGCTAATGGATATTTGAGTTCTGTTGATTCTATGATTAAGTGTTTGAATTATGATTATAAAGGCTCTGAAACTTCATTAATGGTAGGCAACGTTCATACTGAACAAGGTCTTAATTTATATAAAAATTATGATAATGTTTGGGTAAGAGTTGGAATTGGTCAAGGATCAGGCTGCACAACTAAAGATCAAACAGGATACACAAGAGGTCAAATTACTGAAATTAGTGAATGTTATAATGATAGAATTGCTTCTAACAATATAATTGCAGATGGGGGGATTAGAAATGGTGGCGACGCAGCTAAAGCTTTTGGTGCTGGCGCTGACTATGTTATGATGGGCGGTTATTTTGCTAAAACAAATGAAGCGCAAAATGTAATTGATGGCGTTTATCAATTCTGGGGATCTGCTAGCAAAAAACAATTAGAGTTAAGCGGTAAAAAAAGAGACCATGCTGAAGGCAGAACTTACAACATTGATCAAACACAGATTGAACCTCTTAAAAACAAAATTGATGAATTATGGAGCGCTATTTCTTCTGCTGTTTCTTATTCAGGTTATAGCAGCTTGAGTGAATTTATAGGAAGAGGAGTTTATGAAATCAAAGAAAGATAATCTCCTTTTAGATGCTTGTAAAATACTAGATACCGATTATGTGGATTATGGCGGTAAAATAACTCGTTGGGCCGATCCAGATAATAACTATTTAGATTGCAGTTGTGGTTGTAAATTTTTCAATCCATTATATAATAATAAGTATGATGGAGCCGATATGGATTTTGGCGTTTGTTTAAATCCAAAAAGTAAAAGATATGGTTTGTTAACATTTGAGCATCAAGCAGGTTTTGGATGCTTTGAAATAGAAAAACTTAAATAATTTTAACTGCCCGATGGTGTAACGGTAGCACAGAGCACTTTGGATGCTTTTGTATTGGTTCAAATCCAGTTCGGGCAGCCACTTTTAAATGCAAAATAAACTAGAAGAAATTAAAAAAATCGTTCAAGAACTATCTGACGATATCTATAATGTAAATCCAGACCAAAAAACTGCATTTCTCGTTAAAGAAATCGATCAACTTGTACAAAAATGTTATACTAAATTGTATAATGTTACTGATACAAAATATCAATTAAATCGTGTAACTGATAAACATGGACACTGCTGTTAAAATTTCAACTCCATGTGTTAGAGTTTGTAAATTATTAAATGATGTTTGTTATGCTTGTCAAAGAACGAGGCAAGAAATAACGAACTGGTCTTTCTATTCTGAAGATAAAAGAAAACAAATAATGGAGGATATAAATGAGCGCAGGAAAAGGAAGTAAACCAAGAAATTGTTTCAGTAAAGATTTTAAAAATAATTACGATTCAATTAACTGGAAAAAGAAGGATAAAGAATGCCCTACGAATACAAAGCCAGACTTAAAAAAGTAATAGATGGTGATACAATAATTGTAGATATAGATCTAGGATTTAGCATTGTGCTTAGAGATCAAAATATCAGATTATCTGGTCTTGATACTCCAGAAAGCAAATCAAAAGATAAAATAGAAAAAGTTTTTGCAAATTTAAGCCGAAAAGCTGTTGAAGATTTTATGAAAAACAGCGATAAAGAAAATTTAATTATTCAGACTTTATATGATAAAGATAACGGTGATAAATTTGGCAGAATTCTAGGTCGTGTTTATAATTCTAATAAAATCTGTTTGAATGATTGGTTAATCGCTAATAGTTTTGCAGTTGCATACAATGGAGAAAATAAAGAATTAGTTAAGCCTCAACATCTGAAAAATAGAAAAATTTTGATAGATAATAAAATCGCGCAAATATCATATGCTGAAGCTGGAATAATTTAGTTTCAATAATAT